ACACTTCGCACCCTCGATTTACCTACACTAGCCGCACAAATGCATCGCAATGCCATTGGCTTCGATCAATTATTTGATCAGCTTAATCGCACAACCGGCTCCAAGGTAGACAACTATCCCCCACATAACATTATTCAATACGATGAGAATCATCATGCTATTGAAATTGCTATTGCTGGATTTGCGGAAGATGAACTTTCAATCGAACTAACGGATAATATTCTAACTATCACTGGAGAACAAGAAGTTCAACCAGAAATAGAAGGAACTGTTTATATCCACAAGGGTATTTCAAACCGCAACTTTACTCGTACCTTTACTCTTGCAGAACATGTAGAAGTAAAGAGTGCAGTAGTTAAAAATGGTATTCTGACCATTGCTCTGGAACGTAACATTCCGGAAGAAAAGCAACCAAAACAGATTGCCATTAAGTTTGCAAAATAAGTAGTTAGGCTGTATAATAAGGGATGAACAACAAATCATCCCTTATTCCTACCATGAGTGAATCAATGTCTAAAACTAGAACACATATAGAAGTGCGCCCCCGCATTGAAGTTAAATCCAATATTGCAGAACCGCCACAGTACAGAGTTGTTTATATCAATGACGAAACTACTACACAAGAGTTTGTAGTCGAAACACTTAAAATTATTTTTAATTATGATGAAGGTGCCGCAGAAGCAATTACCATGCGAGTACACGAAGAAGGTTCAGCAGTGGTAGCAGTATTACCGTACGAACTGGCCGAACAAAAGGGTATTGAAGTGACCCTGTTGGCACGTAACAACGGATTTCCATTACAAGTTAAAATTGAACAAGACGTATGATTAATAGGTTAAACTGACAAAAGGTGGTAAATAAACATAAGGAGAATACTTATGTATATTGGCTACATTTATAAAACAACTAACTTAATTAATAATCGTTGTTACATTGGCAAAAGAACAAAACCTATTTTTGATAAAGATTATTATGGATCTGGAATAGCACTACAATCTGCTATTAAAAAATACGGTAAAGATAATTTCAAAATAGAAATATTGCACTGGGCAAAAACAGTTGATGAGCTAAATCGGCTGGAAATAGACACCATTTCTTTATACGAATCATTAAATGATTTATATAATATTGCCAGCGGAGGTGATGGTGGCAACACTATATTAAATCATCCTAATAAAAATACCATAATTAATCAACGAAATATTGGGTTAACAAAGTGGCATGCTTCTTTAACAGAAGAAGAAAAAGCAACACGTTCAAAAAAAATAAGCGAAGCCAAAAAAGGAAAATCTAACGGACATTTTGGTTACAAACACACACCCGAAACAATAGAAAAAATAAAAGCATCGAATAAAAATTACACAAAATCGGCAGAATGGAAAAAAGCTCATGCAGAAGCATCTGCAAAACGAAAAGGAAAACCCTTTACACAAAAATATAAACCTGTTATAATAAACAATATAGAATATCCATCAATTAAAGATGCTATGATAGATTTGGGTATAAAACACAGGGCAACATTTTACACAATGGTAAAACAACAAAAAATATCAATGGTATATAAAAATGATCTTTAATAAAATACGAGAATTAAAAGAACAAGGTAAAAGAATTGGAATTACATTTAGTACTTTTGATTTAGGTCCTCACGCCGGTCATATTTCTATGTTGTCAGAAGCAAAAAATCATTGCGATTACTTGATTGCCGGCTTGCAAACAGATCCAACAATTGATCGTCCTGAAACCAAGAACCATCCTGTTCAAAGTATTGTGGAACGTCAAATTCAATTGGCCGCTTGTCGGTATGTAGACGAAGTAGTTGTTTATCAAACAGAACAAGATCTAATAGACTTATTATTAATATTACCACTTGACGTACGAGTACTTGGTGTTGAATACAAAGATAAAGAATTCTCAGGAAGAATGGAATGCATACGTCGGGGAATAGAGCTTGTATATAATGGTCGTGATCATTCCTTTTCTAGCTCAGGATTACGTAGACGTGTAGTGGAATCTGAATCTCTTAAAATTTTAAAGCAAGGATAAATTGTGGACATAATGTTAGATTTGGAATCACTAGGTACACGCCCTGACTGTGCTATTCTCACACTTGGTGCTGTAAAGTTTGATCCTTATACTGTAGATAGTTTTGGTGATAGCTTATATCATCGCATCGATGTTGATGAACAACTAGCCCTGGGACGTGAAGTACAGGAAGATACACTAGCATGGTGGGGACAGCAAGCACAGGATGTTCGTGAAGAAGCACTTAGCGAAGAAGGCCGTGTTAGTTTAGAAACTCTGTACCGAGACCTAAATCGGTTTTGTGTAGGTGTAACCAACATCTGGTGCCAAGGACCTGCGTTTGACATTGTTATTCTTGAAAACATTTATCGTCAACAGGGCTGGCCAACTCCATGGCAGTTTTGGCAAATTCGCGACAGCCGTACCTTATTTGGTGTACACGGCGACCCTCGCGAAAAAGGCAAAGCTGGCTTACACAATGCCTTGGAAGATTGTATTAGCCAAGCGCAGGGTGTACAAGAGATTTACCGCAGATTAAAGATTTCGAAGGATAGGTAATGCAAATAGTTTGGGACCACCGAGCAGTACAACAATTAAAACAAACTCATACAGTATTAGAACTTGAGACGTTTGATGTTAAGGGTATTCCGGTAACTACCTATTGTGTAGTGCCTCCTGAAAAGATTGGACTTTCTGGATTTACAAATTTAACCAACTATATAGAGTTACACGAAGGCTTTATCAAAGCACTCAAAGAAGAAAATTACCAGCTCTGCAAAGATATTTCAGATCATCTGATAGGTCAATTTGGTGGAGAATTGGACTCTTTCTACGAAGAAATAATTAAAAGAATACCTACAATTTAAAATACTACATAATTCTTGTTCTAGGTCCTATTAAATACTATAGGAGCTAGAGTCTACACGACTTTACTACCTTATAATAATAATAACAGGGGTAGAAGTAATGAGAATTATCAACAAGGTTATTCTAACCGCAATCGCCTTATCCGCGACAACCACCTACGCTACTACAATATCAGACTACTCATTTAAAAGTGCTAGTTTGAATGGTAACGGCTACTCAACTTTCCAAATGGCCTTGGAAAATCAGCAGTATCAACGTGCATTGACTATTCAGCAAGCACTTACAGCGGCCGCGCAACAAGCCAAGGCAGATGCAGCCAATACCCCTATAAATCAGTTCCTAACCAACCTGGAATCGCGTGTTTATGCACAGATTTCGCAGAATTTAGCCACTGCAATGTTTGCCGGCGGTAGCAGTAGTACTGGCCAGATTACCTTCCAGGGCAACACGATCTACTATAACAATAATGGTAGTCAAATCCAATTGCAAGTAACAGACAACGTGGGCAACGTAACTACAATTAATATTCCATTGAGTCAATTTAATATCACCGGCGGGAGTAATCCATAATGCGTAAATTACTATTATCTGTATTGGTCTTAGTGGCACTTTCTGGTTGTGCTATAAGCCAAAAAATGGGAGTACTAGAGGCAAAACCTGTAGTACCTAAAAACGAATTACAAAAAGAGTTTGATGCTATTCCTCCACCTGCTGCTGGTCGTTTAACTGTGGCTGTCTACAACTTTGCAGATAAAACAGGACAACGTAAAGCAGTTCCTGGTATTGCCAGTTTTAGTACAGCAGTTACACAAGGTGGCGATGCACTATTAATTCGCAGTTTGCAAGACGTTGGTCACGGTTTATGGTTTGATGTTGTTGAGCGAGGAAACATTGATGCCTTGACCAAAGAGCGGTTAATCATTACTCAAATGCGTCAAGCATATGAAGGTAAAGATGCACAGAAGCTAATGCCATTACAGTTTGCCGGCGTAATTATTGAAGGCGGAATTATTGGTTACGATACCGGACTGGAGTCTGGTGGTACAGGATATAACTTCCTTGGTATTGGCCCAACAACTCAGTACAGTAAAGATATTATCACAATTAGTCTACGTGCTATCAGTGTTAACACCGGTAAGATTCTAGCCAGTGTAACTGTTACCAAGATCATTTACTCAACAGCAGATAGTATTGCAATCTTTAAGAGTATAGATCCAGGTAGCTTGGGACATATGGTTACGCAAATTGGCGCACCTAATACCGGCGCAACAGATGCTGCGGCAGCAATATTCCAATTTGAATCAGGTTTAACAATCAACGAAGCAACCACTATCGCACTTAAATCAACTATTGAAGCAAGTGTAGTAGAGTTAATCAAGGAAGGCCAACGCAAAGGGGTATGGGACTACAACCAAGTAGCGCCAGCGTATATTAATCCTAATGCCAAGGGCGAGCCAACAATTCCATTAGGTATGTCTAATAAAACAGGCTTACCTGCAGATGTAGAAGCAAAGTTGGGGGTAGTAAAGTGAAGTAACTAAAACAACCAGCGGAGAAGCAGGGACCGCAGGACATAAGGCCAGGGGCCAAAAGGAGTAGTAAAATGAAACTAGCGAAAATAATAACAACAATGCTAGCCGTAGTGACTATAAGTGCATTTGGTGCAGATAACACCATCTACATCAATCAATCAGGTAGTAACAGTAACATTTCAATTACACAAAATGGCGCAGGTGATGCAGTAGAAGGTGTACAAGGCACAGGTTCAAGTGCAACAACACCGGCAGTAATTACTGGTAATAGTAATAACGTAACAGTAAATCAAGTAGGCACAGGCGATACCTTACAATTAGGTATCCAGACAACTGTGGCCAACGGATTAACTGGTAACAATTACAATTACTCTGTGACAGGTAACAATGCAACAGCAGTGATCAATAGTAACAATGATGGCTCTGCTACAAGTGCAAGTAATAATATTAGTGTAACACAAACTGGTAATACTGCCAATTTGAATATTAACTTATTAGGTACAGGTAACAACTTTACCGCTGTGACAGCAGGCGGTAGTAGTAACTCTATTGTTGCTATTGTTAACGGTACAAATAATACTGATAATATCACAATGAACGGTGGCGCAAGTAATAGTCTAACAATGACTCAAGGGACTACAACAACAGCGGCAACTAATGCTAGTGTTACTTTAAACAGTACAGGTGCAAGTAATACATTTGGGTTGACACAAACTGGTGGCACCAATGGCGACAGTATTACTATTGGTGGTTATAATGCAACTGGCCTAGCAGTAGTTGGAAGTTTAACAGGTTCTAGTAATACTATTACAGCAAGCCAAACTGGTAGTAACGATAACACGTTAGTATTAGGGTTAACTGGTAATAGCAATACATTTACTGTGAACCAAACAGCTACAAGCGGTAACAACACTACAAATATTCAAAGTAGTGGTAGCAGTAATACTTGGAACATTGTACAGCATCATTAATATATGACAGACCTTCGCTTCTTAAACACAGTATATCAACAGTGGAGCGATGGTCAGTCTAATGTGGCTAGTAGAGCCGTAGATTTTATAGAGCTGGCGCACAGACTTACTGGTACGCCAAAAGATCAATTAATGAGAGACTTACAACGATGTGTATGGTTCAAGCAACAAGACGATTAATTTGGGCAACATTATTGTTGTCTATTTCCGCTCATGCTGCCATTGGCACAATCACAGAACAAGTAAACAATCCTCCGCAAATACAACGAGCAAAAACAACACTTACTGGTAGTAAAGGTACCGGTGTTGATATGGCTGACGCCATTACTACCAAGCAAGGCAAGGTTGGTATTGTGTTTGCCGATGACACTAAGGTGCAAGTGAATGAAAACTCCAAACTGGTCATTGACGAATTCGTGTATGATCCAAAAAATAAAGATGCTGGCAAACTTGCTCTTAACATGGCTAGTGGTACAGTCCGCTACGCATCAGGGGCGATTGCTCATAACAATCCTAATAAGGTGGCTATCAACACTCCTACTGCTACCGTTGCTGTTCGCGGTACTGATTTTACTGCTACAGTTGATGAGCTAGGTTCCAGCACATTTATTCTATTGCCAAGCTGTCCACGTAAAAATATGTTGCCCGATGAGATTGAACGTTATTGTGTGACTGGTAAAATTGATGTTATGAATGACGCCGGTACTGTAACATTAGATCAAGCATTCCAGGCAACTAAAGTATCCGCACGTAATGTAGCACCCACAAGGCCTGTTACCTTACACTTAACTGAAGATGCTATTGGAAATATGTTAATCCTGGCACCACCGCAAGAAATTAAAACTGCTCAGCAACGCCAACAAGCAGAAAAGTTGCCAGCTGAATCGGCACTTAGTCAAGATTTTCTTAAGGGTGTTGATCTAAGTAGTGTATTGGTTGCAGAAAATAATCAAGTTTATACCAATGCACTACAACGTAATCTATTAGATCAGGACTTCCTTGAAAGCATGTTACAAATAATGAATGATCAACTTGCTGCAGAATTTGGTAACTTGTTAGCCGCACCCAAGAATCAATTGCTTCCCGATTATAGAAAATCATCGGGGGTAGAAGCTACTGTAGATGCAATCAGTGTACAGTTATGTCGCAGTGATGCTAATAGTAATACAAGTTGTGTTACAACTCCTAAAGGTCAAAATTCTACTATTGTACAGACACAGAGTGGTAATGTAACCATCACCAACAGAATCAATGCCGGTGGCAATACCTTTATAACAACCAAGCAGAATTAATATGTTTAAAATACTTGCCACTATCCTTATCGCCGCCCTTGTTGGATTCTGTACTCCCAAGGCACACGCACAGAATCTTCCAAGTGGATACTTGGGTGGGGTATTAAATTATTCTAGCGGTAATATACAGTACAATTATAGTTTTACAGCCAACACAACCGGTGCAGACTACATTGGTTTTGCTTTTAGACAGGATCCAGGTTACTGGACATTTACCAATGCCGCAGTTACCAAGTCGGGATCATCCACTAACTTATTAGCCAATGGTAACTTACAATATGGTGGATCAACCTCTGTGGGAATACAAGCACCAGCCGATTGGGGAGTATGGTATCAGAATGGTACTTATCCTCAGGCCGCGGGAACATGGAGTCCTTATCAATGGTACGATGGCGCAGTTGGTAGTTACGACGGTATCTATCAAAGTATAAGTGTAACCGCAGGCTCAACATACAATATCAGTTTCTACTTGTCTGGAACAAATGCCAGTAGCAATCCCAGTATTGAAGTAGGAACCTATGCAGGTGCATGTGCCGCAGGTACAACTATCTTTACATGTACTCCTGGTGCTAGTGCTGGATTTACTACAATGGTCACTCCGCAGGCAACACAAGGTGTGGGCGGAGCTCCGGCAGTTACTGTAACAGGCACTACTACAACAACTGCAACCAGTACAGTTATTATTGGCAATCAACAAGTAACTGTAACAACACCTACAACTACAACAACCTATAGCGATGGCGCAGTTTCTACAGTAGTTGGTACAGCAACACAAACAACCTTATCAAGCTCGGCATTTACCGGAGTACACTTTGGTGCAAGTCAAGTAGCAGATACGCAATGGAATGTCAGTGCTTGCACACAAACCGCAACATGTCAGGTATATAGCACAAGCCCAGGTGGCACATACGAAACAGGTAGCTGGACAGCAATCGGTAGTACTCAGTATGTTACGTTTATTCCTAATACAGGAAGTGATAGTGCAACTAATCCGTGGACTATGATTCTGGTTAATGCTGATGGATCATTTAGAGCATTGGGTACTGGGCGCATATTAGTTGAAGGTACTGCTAGTAATGGTAACTTGTATTTGTTCTTTACTAATAGTAACTACAATGGAACATTGCTCAGTGGTAACTTGGGATTAACAGGACAAGGTGCTACCTTCACTGGAGTAGAAAATCCAACAGCCGCACAAACTAATACATTATCTGGTGGTATGAGTAGTACTCCGCTAACTGCTGGACAGACCGGCGGAACCGGCGGTTCCTCTGCTCCAACTGTAGTAAGCACAGCAAACTCTGTTATCACAACATCTAGTACCAGTGGTAGTACTACTAGTTACTATAGCCAACCTATTACAACCACAACATGGAGTGATGGTAGCACAACTACAGCCAACAATGGCTCAGCTACATTGATCAACACATCCACGTCGGGTGGCTCTAGTACAATTACTACCGCACAACAGAATCAAGTTAACGCAGTCACTATGCCGGGACTTACTAATAATGTAATTTATATTAACCAAACTGGTAATGGAGACGCAATTAATATTACGCAAGTTGGTGCAGGCAATAGATTAGATGGTGCTACTGCTACTGCTGCAATTATTACTGGAGGCAGTAATCATATAACTGTACGCCAAGGTGATCCTACTGCACATACAGGTAATAACCTAATAGACCTAGCCTCAATAGGTGGAAACAATACTCTTAACTTAGATCAAGGTACAAGTAGTACAGGCACAGCCACAGGGTCAGATCATGGCGGACATTATCAATACGATTATGTTAATGGTACTGGTAATAACTTGACCGTAGTGCAAGAGAATACTGTTGCCAATGCTGGCCAGTTTGCTAGTGTAACTATTAATGGAAACTTAAACACCGTTGGTATTACACAAACAGGTACAGCTCGCAATCAATTATTTGCCAGTGTAACAGGTAATAGCAATACAGTAACAACAAGTCAAACAGGAACTAGTGCCAGTTATATCAGTGTTAGTGCAACAGGTAACAGCAACTCTGCTACAGTAACGCAATCAAATACAGGTGCAAGCGGCGCAAACTCTGCGTCAATATCTTTAGTTAATAGCGGTGCTCCAGCAAGTGTAAATTTAACACAAACTGGTGGACAAAGTTATAGTGTTACACAAACTTGTTATACCACCTGCGGCACAATAACTGTTCGCCAGGGTAACTAATGATATCCTTTACCATAAACAAATATCGCTATTATAAAGAAAATTTAGACGATGTTAGTTTATATGTACAGGACTGCGGCGGCTATTTTGAAATACAGCAGTTTGTTGTAGAGTTTTATGTACCCGAAGAGTACAGAGATTTTATAATAATGAAATATCCATTCTTGGAAGAAGTTGCCTACATCTATTAAGTAATAAATACTTGATGTTCAAAAAAATACTTGTCAGTCCCTGGACTGCTCTAATAACCCTAGCCCTTATTACCGCTCTGCGTGTAGCAGATCCTACATTTGTTGAAAGTGTTCGCTTGCGGTACTTTGACACCCTAGTAACAAGCAAGACAGCAGAACCAATCGGGGTTAGTGTAGTAAACATTGATGAAAAGGCATTAGAAAAATATGGACAATTTCCATTCAGTCGAGATATCTATGGCCGCATTATCGCCGATCTTTATCGGAGGAATGCTGGTCTTGTTGTTTTCAATATTCTTACTCCTGATCGTGATCGCCTCGGTCATGACCAAGATTATGTACAGGCACTTAGACAGTACCCAACAGTCTTGCCCAGCGTTGGCTCTGCCACAACTAGAAACACGCCAAGAGCTCCGGGATCGGCAGTCATTGGAAGTTTCAACCAAGAAGCGTTTGTAGAGTTTCCCGGCATTATTGCTAACATACCTCAAGTAGAAGCAAGTGCTGCGGGTGTTGGTATTACAAATACATTCCCTGAAGTAGATGGGGTTGTACGTCGTATGCCATTGGTAGTTGCATATAATGGTCAACTATATCCCAACCTGGCAATGGAGACTTTACGTGTAGCCGGAGGCGATTCAACTGTACAGATCAAAGTAAATGACAACGGTGTAGAGAAGATGCGTATACCTAGTCAAGGCATTGTGGCTACAGATAGTTTGTCACGTATATGGATTGACTGGTCATTGACTCCAGACCATTATAGTTTAACTGACTTGCCTCGAGACTTTGAAGGTGAGATTGTTATAGTAGGTGTATCGGCACAAGGACTAGCTAACCCTGTTGCAACAAGTTTAGGTGAAATGCTACCACAAGATTTACAAGCGGCTGTACTGGGTACTGTAATTGCTAACAAGACACGTCCTGTTATTACTCGTCCAGACTGGGCCGAGGGTGCAGAAGTCATAGGCTTTGTTGCACTGGGTATTCTATTAATTTTTCTTTCAAGGTGGACTTATGTTGGCATTCTTTCAGCAGTTATCGTTATTGGCGGGGCTATTCCTCTTTCTAATTATATGTATTCGAGTAGGGCTTGGCTGTTTGACATTACTGTGGTGGTTGGTGGTCTTGTCCTGGTTGCTCTCCATACTTATGGGGTGAAGTTCGTAAGCGAGTTCTTACAGAAGCAAGCAATTAAGAAACAGTTTGCTGGTTACTGTAGTAAGGAAGTAGTAGAGATGCTACAGAAGGATCCGGACTTAATCAAGCGTGGTGTGCGTAAAGACGTGTCAGTTATGTTTAGTGACCTACGTGGATTTACTCCAATCGGCGAACACTATGGCGATGACGTTGCAGGACTTGGCAAATACATGAATGGTTATATGGACAGCATTAGTCGTCCTATCATGGACAACAAGGGTATGGTTATCAAGTATGTAGGTGATGCGTCAATGCATATACACGGTGCTCCTATTGAAGATCCTAATCATGCACGTACTATCGTTAAGGTAGGACTTGAGATGTTAGATGCTGTAGATGAATATACTAAACTAATGGAAGCACAAGGATTACCACCTGCTGCAATGGGCTGGGGCTGTAATACAGGTATTGGCTTTATTGGTGAAATGGGCTCAACTGATCGTCACAGTTATGATATATTAGGTGATATGGTTTCAACAGCGGCACGTTTAGAAGCACGTTGTAAAGCCTATGGTGTATTGTGTATTATTGGCGCAGAAACTTATAACCGTACTCAAGATGATTTCTTCTATTTGCTATTAGATAACTTACAACCTAAAGGTAAGACTGTAGCAGACTTAATCTACACAGTTCTACGTACCAAGGGTGCAGACTACACAAAAGATCGAGAACAACACAATGCTATGCATGCCTTATACAAGGCTAAGAAGTTTGATGAAGCCGCTAAGATGTGCGTCAAGCTCATTGGAAACTTTGGCGGACAGATGGACAAATATTATAAGATATGGATTGAACGTTGTGACTTTATGAAAGAACAGGATTTAGGTCCAAATTGGAACGGAGAATGGGTAGCAACAGAAAAGTAACTATTCATTGCACGTGATAAATAAGTGTATGAAACACGTACACCATATTATTCCAAGATACTTAGGCGGAACAGATGATCCATCTAATTTAGTAGAACTTACTGTAGAAGAACACGCAGAAGCGCATCGTAAATTATACGAACAATACGGAAACTGGCAAGATAAAGTTGCGTGGCAAGGATTAGCAGGACTCATTGGGCACGATGAGATTATGCGTGAGATGTGGGACTCTCGTAAAGGAGAAAACAATCCATACTACGGTAAAAAACATACTCCGGAAATTAGAAAAAAGATTAGTGAGGCTTGTAAAGGAAAACAACTTGGAACTAAAAAGCCCACAGTATCTAAAGCTCTTAAAGAACGTTGGAAAACACAGGATCATTTTAATAAAGGCAAAGAGCCGTGGAATAAAGGAAAGACCGGAGTACAGAATACATACGGTATCGAACACGCTTTAGTACATTCTAAACCTTGTCGATATAACGGAAATGTATATCACGGAATTAGTGCTTGTGCTAAAGCAAACAACACTACAAAATATAAAATAGAAAAATTAGTAGAATGGATTAGTGTTGAAGAATATAGAAAATACCACGAAAAATAATTATGAACGCATTGATCGATTTTAATGTTTGGATGTTTTTACAACTATACTTCCTACCATACAGATTACCCCAGTATGGTAGCGAAGTTGATAAGTGGATTAGTGTAGTTAGTTTAAACGGTACTAAAGGTAATATCTGTAAACCTAATTAACCAGTACCACCGCTTGCCTCTTGCTCAGCAGATGTGGTATTTTTGTCTACTTTAGCAGCATTGATATGCTGTTCAGCTTCGACCCGTTCGTGTTCAATTGTTTTACCGCGTAGGTGTAGCACAGTATTAACCTTTTGATTAAGTCTAATCAAGTCATTGTCCAACATACGGATACGATCAATAAGAGCAATAAGCACA